AGGTATGTCTGAACTTAAAGATAGAATCAAAAATGATACTGACATGAGTAACACAGAGGTAAATGCTGCAAACAACGTTTATCGCGGTGATTTAGAATCGGCAGTTTTTAATGCAAGATTAAGAATAGAGGCCATTGATGGTGATGCTCATACTGATGAAGAATATAATGACGCACAGATGACTGCATATCATGAGCTGTTTATAGCTTGGTTGAATAGAAATATATGAAAGATGTGAAAATTCAAGACAATTTTCTTGAACAAAATTATTTTGATAAATTGATGGAAGAAGTTGATGGCCCGTTTTGTCCTTATTTTATACAGGACCATGTGAACTTCCCAAACGATGGTCATTTTCAAATGACACATACAATTTACACCGATTGGCAACCCCGAAGTGATCTCTACAATCACTTTGTTCCCTTTTTTCAAAAATTGGATATATTTACTTTGATACGTTGCAAAATAAATTTACTTCCAAGAACGGATAAAGTTATTGAACACGGATTACATATTGATATAGAGAACAGTCTCAACTGTTGTAAGACCTCTGTGATGTACCTAAATACAAATAACGGATATACTTTGTTTGAAGATGGAACTAAAGTTGACAGTGTTGCTAATCGATTGGTTACCTTTAACAATTCCACAAAACATAGTGGAGCCACAAATACCTGTGACAAACCATATAGATTAGTATTAAACGTGGATTATATTTAATGAACTTAGATGAACTAAAAATTATTGCAGAAAAAGACCTTCCAGTTACAAACGATGAACACATTGACCAAGAGTCATACAAGAATCAAGTTATCAAACAAAAGTGGTTAGACTTCAAGTCTGACTTTGAATTGATGCTCATCAAAGCACGAACAGACCATCAACAACTCTATCGAGAGAAGTGGGAGTACTATGGTGGTAAGGCAGATGCAAAGGTCTATGCTGCAAAACCTTTTGATATAAAAGTGATGAAGACAGATTTGCAGATGTATGTGCAGTCCGATGAGGATATTCTACGTTTGCAGAACAAGATTGGTTACTACGAAACTTGCGTGGACTATTGCAAAGGTGTTATCAAGTCTATCGATAATCGTGGGTGGGATATTCGTAATGCAACAGATTGGAAAAAGTTTGAAGCAGGGATGATATAATGATTTGGGGTTATCATACATTATTCGATTGTAAGTCCGGCGACATATACAAGATTTCTAGTGAAGGAAATATTAGTCTTTTCGTGTGTGACCTTATTTTTGAAATTGACATGAAAGCTTACGGACCTTTACAGATAGCACAATTTGCTGAACACGATCCAAGGGTTGGTGGTTTTAGTTTTTGTCAGATGATTGAGACAAGTAACATTACTGGACACTTTGTGGATGCGACAGGTGATTTCTACATTGATATTTTTTCTTGTAAAGGGTATGACGTTAGTGTCGCACAGAGATTGATACAAGAATTCTTTGAACCTAAAGAGATTAAAAAGACATTTATAGAGAGAGGCGTTTGATGCCATCAAAAGAGGACATTATGCAAGCACTTGAATCAGTGCATGACCCGCATGTGCCTGTGAGTTTACGTCGAATGGGTATGCTTCGTGAAATCAATATTACCCAAGATGGTATCGTAAATGTTCAAATTTGTATTCCGTGCATGGGATGCCCCGGCGTAGGTATGTTACGTGAAAACATCCGCGATGCAGTGATTACTTTGCCTGGCGTAACAGATGTAATTGTTGAGGAGGGGTGGCATTTGCAGTGGTCGCGAGATATGATCGAACCAGAAGTTCAAGACATGATGCGAGTTAACGGCATACAGGTTTGACGAGGGAAGGACGTAGGATGGATATAGATGAATATATTGGATATTATCGTGGAATAGTGTCAGATCAAACTTGTAGATATCTCCAAAGTGTAGAAACTTATAATTGGAAAGAATCAACATACTCTAATCATTCTGGTAAAGTGAAGAGTGAAAAACGTGTACAGATGGATGAGACTTGGGTACGACAAGGAGATAGTGGTTACGACCAGATAAAAGAAGCATTTGAGAAGGTAATTAAATTATACTCTACTGATTTTCCATTATTCAGTGTTCAGAGAACTACAGACTTTAGAATAAATAGATATAATGAAGGTGGTTTTATGTCAAGTCATGTTGACAATATACATCACAGTCATGGACAACAATATGGATATCCTCAAGTAACTGCTCTTTTATATCTTAATGACAATTACGAAGGTGGAGTTTTCAAAGTTGCAGGCAAAACAATTTATCCAGAAAAAGGTTCCGCTGTAATATTTCCTTCTAATTTTATGTTTCCACATCAAGCTGGTGTTGTCACTAAAGGAACACGTTGGAGTATAGTATCATGGTTGATGTAAAAACACACATGTGTTTTCCCACAAATATTCATGAAATAAAAATGAATATGAATAAGCATGATGTAAGAAATATGACATCTTACATGTCAGTGAAATCCATTAATGGTAATTTTTCTAATGGTGCTGAGGATGACCTTCATACGATATCAACCTTTAAATCTCTTGCAGACGGGATAGTAAATTGTTCAAAGATAATTCTTGAGAAGTTTGAGTATCAGTTTGAAGACGTAGAAATCACAAGCATGTGGGGGAATGTGTTGAACAGAGGAAACGCTCATCCACCACATACACACTCAAATAATATTTTATCTGGTGTGTATTATTTACAAAGTGGCTCACCTATTCAATTTTTTGACCCAAGACCAGCGGCACATATTTTTAAACCTAGAAACTCTCCTAACTGGGACAACTCTGCAATGGTGCAGTTTAACTCTGTCGTTGACACTGCGTTCTTCTTCCCATCTTGGCTTATGCACTGGGTTCCACCCACTCCGAATGAACGTATAAGTATAGCATGGAACATATTGGTACGGGGTCACTATGGTGAACCTAACACATTACAAAATGCGTATATCTAAAAAGAATGAAGTTTATTTGATACTTGATGACATGCCTGAGTCTACTCGGCGTGAACTTACTGAGTTCTTTACGTTTGAGGTGCCGGGTGCAAGATTTATGCCCATGTATCGCAAACGTATTTGGGATGGTAAGATAAGACTGTTCTCACCAGCAAACGGTGAAATATATGTTGGTCTTCTTGATTATGTCATCAAGTATTGTGACGATAATAATGTATCATATGAATTAGAAGAAGGAGTAAGAGATGAGCGGGATGTTGTACGTCAGGTTGCAAGAGGTTTTATCAAAAGTCTCAAACCTAAGTCGCAAGGAAAATCCATCAAAGTACGAGACTACCAAATTGATGCTGTACGCTTGGCTATTTCCAGAAATCGTTCTCTTATTGTTAGTCCTACTGCTTCTGGTAAGTCTTTAATAATATATGCACTGACCCGTTACTATCAGATGGCAGGACTCAAGACACTTATTCTAGTCCCTACAACTTCATTGGTAGAACAGATGTACAGTGACTTTGAAGATTATGGGTGGTCATCAGGCACATACTGTCAGAGGATTTATCAGGGCCATGATACGAGGGTTACAAAAGATGTGGTGATATCAACTTGGCAGTCCTTGTACAAGATGCCAAAAAAGTACTTTCAAGATTTTGGTTGCGTGATTGGTGACGAGGCACATTTATTTAAGGCAAAGTCTCTGACAGGGATTATGACAAAACTACATAATTGTAAGCATCGTTTTGGTTTTACAGGAACACTTGATGGGACAGAGACACACAGACTTGTGTTGGAGGGATTATTTGGTCCTGTAGAGAAAGTAACAACAACAAAGGAGTTGATGGATAAAAAATCACTAGCAGACCTAAAAATAAAATGTCTTGTTCTCAAACACTCTAATGTTCGTGAGAAAATGACATATGCAGAGGAGTTGAAACATTTAGGAACTTTAGATGCCCGTAACGAGTTCATCAGCAGTCTTCTATTTCATATTCCGGGCAACACACTTTGTCTGTTTCAATTGGTGGAAAACCAAGGACAGTTGTTATATGACAAAGTAATTGATACTAGAGACAATGGTTTCTTTGACGATAGAAGGAGAAAGGTATTCTTTATCTACGGCAATACAAGTACTGAGGAAAGAGAAAAGATTAGGGCAACCGTTGAAAATGAAAAAAATTCTATTACAATTGCGAGCTACGGGACTTTTAGCACTGGTGTTAATATTCGCAACATTAACAACATCGTGCTCGCAAGTCCAAGTAAATCTAAAATACGAGTGTTACAATCAATCGGAAGAGGACTGCGTAAGAGTGAAACTAAGCATTCCGTTTTGATATTTGACATTGCTGATGACATGACATTTCGTAATCAACCCAACTTTACACTTAATCACTTTACAGAAAGACTAAATATTTACAACAGTGAACAGTTTGATTATGAAATTAGCAAGGTAAAACTACAATGAACGAACAAGGACTACAAGAAAAACTCGCAACAGGATATCAGATAGAAGACCCAGATGAGATGACTCCGCGTTATCGTAACGTTCTGGTAAATACAATTCATATTGCTGCTGATCTAGAGGTAGTGACACTACCAACTTATTCACCAGCTATCAAAACCTCACCTACACTTGAGGATAAAATTGCAGTGGCATCTGCGTGTCAGGATGAACTAGGTCACGCGCAAGTTATGTA